GGCCGCAACTACACGGGCAAAGCGGGCGGGTAAAGCAAAAGGTAAACAGTTTGTAGCACAACCGAAAAACATAGCAAAGAAAACCGCAGGGTACAGATAATGAACGAAGACACCGAACCGTTATTTAGTATTGATTTACACTTTATTAAAGGTGTGATGTTTGGGTTTGAATTAGTTACAGACGAAGACTTTAGTTATTTTGTATTAGACTTGTTTATACTTAGAATAATGTTTATACGTTAGGGTATAATATGCTAAATAAAATACTACTGTGGCTAACTAATTGGTATATGCCAAAACCACAAGATGTTGTGGGAGTAGTAGCACCCGTTAAAAAGCAAGTTGTTAAAAAAACAACAACTGTAGCTAAAAAAGCGCTTGTTAATATAACTGCTCAAAAAGCCGCTAGTAAAGCAAAGAAAGCTAGTAAATGACTACAACAGGTACCTCCGCATTTAACCTTGATTTAAGTGAACTTATTGAAGAGTCATTTGAAAGATGCGGTCTTGAAATACGCACGGGTTATGACTTTAAGACAGCAAGACGTTCATTAAACATACTTACTATTGAGTGGGCTAATCGTGGTATTAACCTTTGGACTATTGAACAAGGCACCATACCAATGGGGCAGGGGATAAACACATATGACTTACCAGTTGATACAATTGATTTACTCGAACATCAAATCCGTACTAATGCGGGTCAACAGAATAATCAGACCGATATCACCATCAGCCGCATCAGTGTATCTACCTACTCTACAATTCCTAATAAATTAGCGCAAGGGCGACCAATCCAAGTTTGGATTAACCGTCAAAGCGGCGCAACGTACCCTACAGGCGTAAATAACCCCAAGATAGTAGTGTGGCCTACCCCTGACCAAGGAACGATAGCAAGCCCGTATTATACGTTTGTATACTGGCGTTTAAGGCGCATTCAAGATGCAGGTACAGCTGTTAATACACAAGATATTCCATTTAGATTTATACCTGCTGTGGTAGCAGGATTAGCTTATTACTTGTCTATTAAATTAAAAGGGGTAGACCCACAACGGATTATAAGTCTTAAACAAGATTACGAAGAGCAATTTGCTTTAGCCGCAGCGGAAGATAGAGAAAAAGCGCCCGATAGATATATACCTCGTGTTACGTTTTTAAGGTAATGCAATGACTACGATGTTTACCTCTGGCAGATTTTCAATTGCTGAGTGCGATAGATGTGGCTTTAGATTTAAACTCACGGACTTAAAAAAACTAACAATTAAGACTAAGCAAGTTAGCATTAAAGTATGTCCTGAGTGTTGGGAACCTGACCAGCCACAATTGCAATTAGGTATGTATCCGGTCAATGACCCGCAGGCTGTAAGAGAACCACGTAGAGATAATAGCTATTATCAATCTGGGAATACTGGTATTATTATAAATGAATCCGCTGGGGATACTTTAGATGGTTATGGAACTCCTAGTGGGGGTAGTAGACAGATTCAATGGAGTTGGAACCCGGTAGGGTTTAAATATGATTTTGGGGAAACACCGAATAGTTTACAATCTATAGGTGTAACAAATAGCGTAACCGTAAGTTAAGGAGCATAAAATGGACAAAAAAGAAGTAAAATCAATTGCAGATACTGAAGTGCGTAAGCATGAAAAAAGTATGCACAAGGGTTCTAAACCAACTAAAATGGCTAAAGGTGGTAAAACGCAAGATGCTATGAAAGCTGTGGGGCGTAATATGGCTAAACTTAAAAACCAATTTGGGAAATAATCATGGCTAAATTTTCTAACAAAGTAATGGGTAAGGAAGTTGGACAAGCTTCCGTATACGCTACTCCACATACAATGGCAGGTACTTCATTAGGTCCTAAAGACGCTATGAAAGCCGTATCTGGTGCTGTAGACCCAAATACATTAAGTGCTAAACAAACAAGACCTTCCTCACAAGCTATGCGTGTAAGCGCAGGAGACCCCGGAAGAGATGATGTTAAGACTTCTGGTATTAAGATGCGTGGTACAGGCGCTGCTACTAAAGGCTTAATGTCTAGAGGGCCGATGGCATAATGAATTACGTTACGTTGTACCAAACAATTCAGAACTACGCTGAGAATACGGAATCGCTCTTTATATCGAGCATTCCTACGTTTGTACAACAGGCTGAAGAGCGTATCTTTAATACAATACAGTTTCCTTCGCTACGCAAAAATGTAACGGGGACTCTAACTTCAGGTAATCAATACCTCTCTTTGCCAAACGACTTTTTAGCTACTTACTCACTGGCTGTAGTAACGGCAGATGGCTACGAGTACTTACTTAATAAAGATGTTAATTATATTAGACAGGCTTATCCTAAAGCAACTGATACAGGAACACCTAAGTATTACGCCTTATTTGGCCCACAATACACCTTAAACACTGAATTATCAGTCATTATGGGGCCTACACCAAACTCTAGTTATCCTGTAGAGTTGCACTATTTCTTTTACCCAGCCTCTATTGTGCAGGGTATTGTTACCTTATTAGGCACTATTACTGGCGGAACTTTATACACTAGCGGAACGTACACAAACATACCGTTAACAGGTGGTTCTGGTATGGGGGCTGTAGCTACATTAACTATTGTTGCTGGTATTGTTACAGGCGTAACTCTAACTAATGGTGGACAATTTTACATAGTAGGGGATACCCTAAGCTTTAATGCAGCTAATATCGGTGTCGGTTCTGGTTCTGGGTTCTCTATACCCGTGACTGCGGTTAATAATACAACTGGGACTTCTTGGCTTGGTGATAACTTTGACCCTGTTCTCCTGTATGGTGCAATGCGGGAAGCCATGATATTTATGAAGGGTGAGCAGGATATGGTCACTTATTACGAACAGAAGTTTACTGAAGCCGTAGCCCTAGCTAAACGCCTTGGTGATGGTCTGGAGCGTGGCGATGCTTATAGAGATGGTCAAGTTAAGATAGGGGTTAGTTAATGTCTTTTACCCAAGGCCAAACTACAATATTTAAAAAGAATCTTTTAAGTGGCTTAGAAAATTTTGCCGTAGGAACTACTTATGTTTATAAAATTGCACTTTATACATCTCTGGCTACTCTGGACAGCTCAACTCTTGCTTATACTACTAGCAATGAGATTGTTGGCGGGGGATACACCGCCGGAGGAAAAACCTTAACTCCAATAGTGCCAGCAGTTGATTTTATAAACAATACCGCATATATTTCATTTGATAATGTAGTTTGGACAGGAGCATCCTTTACTACACGAGGGGCTTTGATTTATAATAGCACAACGTCTGCGGCTATTTGTGTGTTAGATTTTGGTTCAAATAAAACAGCATCAGAAACATTTACTATAACTTTCCCTTCAGCGACTTCAACAACCGCTGTTATTCTTCTTAATTAGGAGTAATTATGACAAACGAAAAAGCAAGCTGCGGTGATAACGCTGTAGCCTCATTACAAGCAAACGTAACTATTCCCGAAGGAATGGGTATAGAAGGTTTTTATAAAGTAGTGTGCCGTGATGCCGAGGGCAAATTAAAGTGGGAAGATGAGTTTCCTAACTTAGTCGTAGCTGTAGGTAAACAGCTGATGTTAGATACCTTGTTAAGAGGCTCTTCTTATACTGTTGTTGGACCGTTCCTAGGCTTAACTAAAGTGTCTTTAACTCCAGCAGCTACAGATACGATGACTACCTTAGTGACTACAAATGCTGGTGAGTTCATTAACTACACAGTAAGTAGTTCAGCGGTTCGTGGCACAGCGGTGTTTACAGCTTCTACTTCTACAGGCACAACCCCAAGTAACGTCACAACCTCTGCTGCAGCCTCAATTACTTATACAATCACGGGCGCTGGCGGAACAGTTTACGGATGCTTCTTGGTAACCGGTACAGGTGCTGTTAATACGCAAAGCTCAACAGCTGGTACGCTTTATTCCGAAGGTAACTTTACTACATCTAAAATAGTAACGGCTGGCGATACAGTATCTGTAACTTATAGTACAACCGCAACTTCGTAATTAGGAGCCAATCATGGCATTAGTATTAAAGGACAGAGTACTAGAGACCTGTACTTCTCCCGGTACAGGTACGATTACGTTATTAGGCGCAGTTACAGGCTACCAAGCATTTAGCACGGTAGGCAACGGTAATACTTGTTACTACGCTATAGCTGACCAGAATGGAGCTAATTGGGAAGTAGGTATTGGTACTTACTCGTCTGGAACATTAGCCCGTACCACGGTGCTCTCCTCATCTAATGCTGGCTCTTTAACTAACTTTAGTACTGGTACACAGAACGTATTCCTAACTTATCCTAGTGAGCGGTCTGTCAATTTAAGTTCAGCCGCATTAACAAGTGGTCGTGTTGCTTATGCTACTACGGACGGTCTACTAACAGACTCAGCCAACCTTTTATACTCAGGTACTGACTTAACTGTTTATGGTGTAAGAGTGGGGCGTGGAAACGCTGGGGCTACTAATAACACCGTAGTTGGTGCTAGTGGATTGGCAAGTATTACAAGTGGAAATAACAACTTGGCTCTTGGTAATTACGCTATGTATTTAACTACATCAGGCTCTTACAATACTGCTGTTGGCTCACAAGATGCTGGAACATATGGTGCGTTGTTTAGCAATAGTTCAGGTAGTTACAATACTGCTATAGGAACTGCGGCATTAGCACAAAACACCACCGCCTCTAACAACACAGCAGTAGGCTATCAGTCTTTATACACAAACAGTACAGGTGGTAGTCTAACAGCAGTTGGAATGAATGCTTTAAGGGCTAATACTACAGGTGGAGGTTCTGTAGCAGTTGGTCGAGAGGCTTTAGCATCAAATACTACAGGGGATGCAAATACTGTTGTTGGTGGGTATGCTTTAAATCAAAACACATCAGGTGCATATAATACAGTTCTCGGTTACTCAGCCATGAACTCAAACCTTACTGGCACAGACAACGTAGCAGTAGGTTATCAAACACTTTACGGCAATACAACATCTTTTAACACTGCTGTTGGTTCTGGGGCGCTATCAACAAATAGTAGTGGAGGCTCTAATGCGGCTTTAGGCTACTGGGCTTTACAACAAAATACCACTGGCTCCTTTAATACTGCCCTTGGTAGGTCAGCGCTAGAGAAAAACACCACCGCCTCTAACAATACAGCAGTAGGCTATCAAGCAGGGTATAGCAATACCACGGGAACGGCTTTACACGCATTCGGACGTAATGCCCTATATAGCAACACAACGGGTGTTGCCAACGTAGCAGTTGGGGGGGAGTATGTTGCTAATTCTGTTTCTGCGCTGAGTGGCAACAGTACGGGTTCATACAATATTGCAGTTGGTACTGGTGCATTAGGCTCCAACACCACCGCCTCTAATAACACAGCAGTAGGTTATCAGTCTTTATATACAACAACTACAACAGATAGGCAAACTGGTATAGGTTATTTTGCTGGAAAATCAAATACTGGCAGTAATAATTTATTTGCTGGTTCTTTTTCTGGATACTTAAATACAGGTTCATATAACACTATTGTTGGAGATGCGGCAGTAGCATCTACAGGTGCTGGTTCTTATCTAACTGCTATAGGACAACAGGCTCTATTACAAAACACAAGTGGTTCTTACAATACTGCATTAGGCGTAGAAGCATTAAGAGCAAACACCACCGCCTCTCAAAACACAGCCGTAGGTTATCAAGCAGGATATGCAAACACTACAGGTATAAACTTAGTTGCTATTGGTTACAGAGCAGCACTAGGCAATACTACTGCTAACTACAACATAGCAATCGGTGATTATGCTTTAGAAAGCACAACCACTGGTAGTAACAATGTTGCCATTGGGTCGGGCGCACTAGACAAGAATGTAAGCAGTAATAACAACACCGCAGTGGGCTATCAAGCAACATACTGGAATGCAGGTGATGGCAATACAGCAATGGGTGGAAATGCACTAAAAGGCTCAAGTGGCGCTGTCGGTCGCTGGAATGCAGCATTTGGAGCAGAAGCATTGAGCAGTAACACCAGTGGCGCTTACAATGCTGCATTTGGTGCCATGTCTTTAACCTCAAATACCACAGGTACACAAAACGTTGCAGTTGGAGGTAGTGTTCCCGGTATTTCAAGTGGGACATTAGAGTTAAATACAACTGGTAGTTATAATGTGGCTTTAGGCTCTGGCGCTTTGCGTTCAAACACCACCGCCTCTAATATTGTAGCCGTAGGTTATCAAGCCTTGTATAGCAGTACTGTAGCGCCAACTCTAGTTGCAGTAGGTTCGCAAGCGGCATATTCATATACTGGCGGTGGCTCTAATCAAGGTCAGGTATATATTGGCGCAAGCGCAGGATACTTTAATACAGCAGGAATTGATAATACTTATGTAGGTGGTTATGCAGGATATAGAGCAACAGGTTCTTACAATACTGCATTAGGTTCAGGTGCATTAAGCGTAGCAAATGGCGGTGCTTCTGGCTCAAACAACACAGCAGTTGGTTATCAAGCACTGTACGCAAACACAGCCGGAAATTCTACAGCCGTAGGTTATCAAGCACTAAGAGCAAACACTACTGGAGGTTCAGATGCGTTTGGTTTTCAAGCACTTACTGCAAATACAACTGGTGTATCTAATAACGCTTTTGGTTTTTATTCTTTATTAAGCAACACTACAGGTTCGTACAATACGGCTTTTGGTCAGCAATCGCTTATCAATAACAACACCGCCTCTAGTAGCACCGCAGTAGGTTATCAGGCTGGCTATAGCCTTGATGGTGCTGGAAATAACCTTTTTGGTTATCAATCTGGTTATGCTATTACAAGCGGTTCTAATAATTCGTGTTTTGGTACTAGTTCTGGATATGGTTCTCCAGTAGGGGGTTCAAATTTAACAACTGGCAACTCCAATGTTTATGTTGGCTCATATGCTTATCCGTCAGGCGCAAGCCCAACAAATGAAATCGTTATTGGGTATAACTCCGCTGGTAAAGGTACTACCACAGGATTTATTAATCCCGGTGCTGGTGGCGTATATCAAGGTAACAATTCTTTATCGTGGTCTATTACTTCTGACGCAAGACTTAAAAAGAACATTGTAGACAACAACACAGGTCTAGATAAGATTACACAAATTCAAGTGCGTAACTTTGAATACCGTTTACCTGAAGAAGTTACCGACTTACCGCAAAGTCAAGCAATTAAAAAAGAAGGCGTTCAACTTGGTGTTATTGCCCAAGAACTTCAACAGATATTGCCTGAGTGTATTAAGACTGAAAGCACCGGTGTTATGTCTGTAGACTCGGACAACCTAACTTGGTACATGATAAACGCAATAAAGCAGTTAAAAGCAGAATTTGACGCATACAAAGCAACCCATCCTTAAGGAGAATTAAAATGGCAACAGTCTTTACAACACGCATTACAGCAATGTACACAGTACAACAACCTGACCCAAACTATGTGATTAATGCACTATGGGAAGTAACAGGAGTAGACGGCACTTATACTGCCTCTATCCAAGGAAACACACAGTTTGACTCTACAGACCAGACTACATTTGTGCCTTACGCAAACTTAACAGAGGCGTTAGTTATTAGTTGGATTCCTAAGAACCAAATAGACAGCGCACAGGCTTGTGTACAAGGGCAGATTGATAGCCTAATTACACCACCTGTTAGCCCACAAAACACAGCATTGCCTTGGGCAACCGTATAAATTTTTAAACCGTAGTACAACTAGGAGAATAGAATGGGCGAGAAAAAAACAACCCCAGTAACTATTGATGATGTAGATTACACCCTTGAAGACTTAACCGAGGAACAGCAAAAATTGTTTCAACATTGCATAGACCTTGACCGTAAAATTGCTTCAGCTCAGTTTAACCTTGACCAGTTAAGCGTGGGTAAGAACGCCTTTTTTACCATGTTAAAACAGTCTTTAGAGGTAATCCCTGAAGTAACAAACTAATATGTTTGGATTCACCTCTTTTGCTCAGGCACCATTTGCTGCATTAGGGGTGGGTTATGACCTAGCGTTATCCGAAAATGTAACAGTAGACAATGCGCAAACAATCACTGCGCAGTTCTTAGCCAGCTTTACCGACAACATAACCTCAGACAATACCCAGTCTATTCTGGCGCAGTTTGCTGCTTCTCAAACAGAAAACGTAAATATAGCAGACGTTGTTGTTGGTGGTATTTCATTCTTAACAAGCATTACAGAGCCGACTACCATAGACAATGCACAGTCTATCTTGGCGCAGTTTAATGTAAGTAGGGCTGAAAATTCCGTAC